TTTATCTCTAGTTTGAGATGAGCGTGAGGTTCTTGTTTTATTTGTCATAATGCTTACTCCTTCACGTATTTAGCATATTCTTCTAATGGCACACCAAGTTTTTTCGCTATCGCAACCTGTGATGGTGTGAGTCTCACAGTACGTTTTCCTTGTTTGGAAACTGATTTTACAGCAGGGGCCACAGTTTGGTCAACTGTTTTTTTGCTTTTTTCTACCTCAAACTTTTGTGGAAATTGTTCTCTCATTTGACGATCTATTTCTTCATAATAATCATCAGACTTAGGATCAAAACCTTGTTCTTCAACCAGTTTTCTGTGTACTGCAAACGCAGTATACGTCATAGCTTCATCAGCTCCGAACCATTCATTTTTAGATGCCCAACCTTGAGCTTTAGCGTCAGGTGGTGGAGGTGTTGGCTGTTGTGGTTGTTGATATTGTTGAGGCTGAGGTATTTCTCTTTGCTGTTGAAATTGTTGTGCTTGATATTCAAGTTGTTCTTTTTGAATTTTTGCACGTTCAGCGTCAAGAGATGCACGAGCTAAAATACTTTGTGCGTCTGCCTGTGCTTCTACATCACTCTCTTCAATTGCTCTTTTTAACCTTAATTTCGCTTCTTCAACTTGTGATGTTGAAGCGGTCTCAATAGACTGAACATAATGTTGGTTAACATTTGTTAAACTACTTTCAAGTTCTTCAGTCTTACTTTTTAAACCTTCAGCATATTTTAAGGCTGCTTCTTCACGACGTTCTGATTCACGAAGTTTGCCAACAAGTTTAGAAATTCTCTTGTTAACTTTTTCACTGTACTCTTCGTGCTCACCTTTGTCCGTTGACTTTGGTTCGTCTTCTTTTGTTTCTGATTCAGGAGCAGCTTGTTCTTCAACTACTTCTTCCTGTTCTTCTACGAGATTTACTTTTGATTCTTCTAGTTCAATATCAACGGAAGGTCCGCTGGTATCGATGTCGACGATTTTATCGTCTTGTATTTTTTCTGCCTCTGGCATGGTTCTTGGTCTCCATGGTTAATTATTGCAAGATGACTTACATGTGTAAGATGTCAGTCGGATCCTGTATTATAGCAAGTATTTCATCATCATTCAAGAGTCTTAAATCACCACCGTCAATTTTTAATCTTGACCCCGCATAACGGGCAAAGATCACCCAATCACCTTTTTGACACCATGGTCCTTCAGGAAACTTAGTTGTATCTCCATACGCATCAGGGCCAGTGGCCACTACATAACCGCAAACGGTTGCTAACTGCTCTCTTTCACGTGTTTGATCAGATAAAATAACCCCACCTTTTGTACGTTCTGCACCTAAATAAGGTAAAATTAAAACCCTCCAACCAGTGGGACGAGGTAGTTTTTCAGCAATATCGCTGTCAATATTATTAGGGTCCAGGTATTTAGATTCTCTTGTTCCATATATTTTTTCTACTTTCTTTTGATTTTTTTCTAATTCTTCAATTGTTTTTCCTTCTTTTGTAACTTTTATTTTTTCTTTTTTTCTAGCTTTCGCCATGTGCGTGGGTAATATTAAATCACTCATCGTTTTGTTCTCCTTTATCTAAGATTTCTTTTATCTCATCTTCTATTTCTTCTAAGATACGATACTGACCAATCATAAAGTTATAATCGGCTCGCTCTGTCGTGCTACCTTGCATGACAAAATCTGTCGTCTTTTGTTTTTTGTCGCGAATGATACGAAGTATCTTATCGCTCAACCATAGTCCGTCCATTACTTTATAATTTTGATCTTATTTCTTTATATTTGTTTAGTATACTACCAATACCATCATTTGCAACCCCATCTTCAATAATCATCATACCACCGTTCATTTTACCAACACGGCCACCTTCTGCATAGACTGGAGAAAGAAGGTTACCTTCACTATCAACTTCATATTGTGCCTGTAAATCTTCAAGGGTGAAAGGAGTAGGGTCTCCTCTAAATGGAGGCATAATGTTAATTGGTTGTGGAGGTGGAGGTGTTCCTCCTATGATAGGCAGAATATTAGGTGGAGGTGTTCCTCCTGGAAAACCAGGCGTAGGTGTTCCTCCAGGTCTTGGTACAGTAATAGGACCAGGGTAAGGTGGCATAATATTAATTGGTTGTGGAGGTAATGGACCGCCGGGTCTAGGAGTAATTCCTCCAGGTGGAGGTCCTATAGGTGGTCCACTTACAAATCTTTTTCTCGGACCTAAAGAATAAGACATCATTTTATACTTATCTTTTGACATTAAAGGTTTATCTGGTCCTGTTTCGACTCCTAGCAATTCAGCATCTGTCGCATCTCTCATTGCCATTGTATATAAATCACGAATTGGAATTTGTTTTGTTCTGCTGTAGGGACGAGGGTCAGCCGCTGTTTCAACAGGCATAACATTTTCTGCTGCAAAAATACTGTCAGCAGAAGTTTCATTAGGCATAAAAGCTTGACGATAAGGAACATCTAAAAGTTTGGCATACTGATCAGCAATGATACCTGTTTTGACATCAGGTTCAAAAACAGGAGGTCCATCTACGTATATAGGATCTCTAAACACTGGTGGTGCTGGTTTAGGCATTGGTCTAGGTGTCGGTGTTGGTGTCGGTGTTGGCTTATTACCGCCGCCTGCACCACCTCCGGGTGGTCTACCGCCGGGCCTGCCTGGTGGCTTGTCAGGTTTAGTCATTACTGTTGTCTCCCATTTGGATTCATGATATTGGCAGTTGTTTTTTCTAAATTAGCTGTAATCTTTTCTGCTTTGTCCATCATTTTATTTTTAGAATCTTTTTCTAATCTTTCTGCAGCGATCGCTGAACGAATAGCTAGTGCATCTTTTTGTTGATCTATTCGATCTTCATCAGTTTCTTTTCTATCATCAGCTTTACGTTCTTCAAGATTTAATTTTAATTGTGCTTCTTGAGCTTTACGTTCCATATCTTGTTCTTTTAATTCTAGCTCTTCTTTCTTTAAATCAACGATAGGATCAGTAGAAGAATTTTTTAACAGCTCTTCGTATTCTGCTACGAACTCTGCAATTAACTCTGCTTGAAGTTCTGCAACTCTGTTTTGCATTTCCATCATCATTTGTTGTTGCATCATTTGTTGTTGCTCAGGTGGCATCTGTTGCATTTGTTGTTGTATTTCTGCCTGCACTTGTTCTTGAGCTTTTAACGAAATGTGTTGCATAATATGAGCTTGAATATTAGCAGAAACCATGGGATTGCCTTTAACAACTGTGCTGTGCATTAAAGCAAAATGCGCTTCAATATGAGCATCGTGATTCTGTCCTTGAAATGCTTGAGCTGGCATACCGGCTAATAGTTCGGCGTTTTCTGTTGCAGGATCTTTTGGTTGTGGTTGCGGTGGAGGAGGCATAAGAGCTTCGATATTTTGAACACCCATTGCCTCATACATTCTTCTGTATGCTTCTGGTAAATTGTGCATCTCTGGTGCAGCTTGTGCAAGTTGTAATTGTTGTTGCGCAAGAGTTACCCGTTGTGTGATTGAAAAGATGTTTGGATCCGATACAGGTATAACATCTATTCTTTCATCAAAGTCTTGTGCTTTAACTGCTTGGTTACCTCCGATAACTTGGTATGGATAAATAGGAGGTAATGTCTCTGCAAATAGTTTTGCAAGTAATTTAAATTCTTTACCTTGAGCCATGTGCATTCTTTTGTGAATTGCAGACATAACTTTCATGCCTCTCTCAAGAAGAGCCATGGTTGTACCAACAGGATTTACTTCGTTACCTTCACCAAGTTTCATGTCAGCAACAGCAGCAAATGATTTACCACTTTCAATAACAAAACCTAATAAATTAAATAACGTTCCTGATGGTTCTTTGTAGGGTAATGGAACTAATGAATTACGAATGTCTCCAGCAGGTGCATCAACATCTCTAAATTCTCCTGGAACTAAAGGTTGATCGTCATCTCTAATTCTAAGCCCTCTTGCTTTGAAACCAGCAGGTAGATTAACGAGGGTTCCGGCATCGATAAGCTGTCGTAGTATAGAGGTTGCGGTTTTTGTGAGACCACCCAACATATGGATAAGGCCAAAACCATAGAAACCAAGACCTGGCAAAAATTTATAATGTACGAAATATTGTTTTTTATTTTTAAGTGTGTCTTGTTCATTCCAGTTTCTACGTATTGATAAAATTTCTCCTGAGTTGTCTTCAATAGTTACAATGTATGGTAAACTAATTCCAGTCTCTTCACCTGCCTCATTGGCATCTTCATATCCGGGTAGATCAAGATCAACATGCATTTCTAATAAAGTATGAACATTATCTTTTGAGTATGCTTTTTTACGACCATCAAGCTCATCTATTTTTTCTTTAACTTTGCTTGGATCATCATCTGTTGGCTCTTCTAGCTCTATATCACGATAAAAACCTGATACTTGAAACTTACGTAGTTGATTGGACATCATTTTTACAACGTGAGTAATTCTTGCACACGTCATTAAATCAGTAGCCTCGTATGGAACAACTAAATCTTCTGAAGACACAAACTTAGAAACAGGTCGTCCTAATGTGTTATCAAAATAAATTTTACGAAACGCCGAACCTGATAAGGGTAAGTGAAATAGCATTTGATCAAGCTCGGGTTCGTATTCTTCCATGACGTGGGTTAGTTGATAATTCATAAATTCTTTAACGCGACCAGACTGTGCCTCAACTTGAGGATTAATAGTACCCATAACTTGAGTTTTTACAGGGCCGCCTGCAGGAAATAATTCTTTGTAAGACTGTGCTTGAAACTGTGTAACTGATTCTGCAAGTAAAGGATGTGATACGCCTGAAGCACCGGGAAATGGATTTGTACGTTCTTCATATTTCATGCCAAGTAAATCTAAACCTTCGGCATAAGTTGATGACCACTCTTCTCTTGAGCTGTTATCACCTTCGTAGGCTTCTGTTAAATCTCTTGATATAACATCCAAGTCGCCATCACTTAAATACTCTGCTAAGTTCTCAGCATGGCCTTCTGACCCTTGAACCTCTGGTCCAAAATTAATCGTAGCTCCGCCATCAGCATCAAGCTGAGGATCGCCTTCCATAATATCTACTTCTTCCGCTCTCATATCGAACTTCATTTGTTCTTTGAGCGGCATCTCTCTATCAATGGCCATACTAGCCTCTCATTGTTGACATGATACCAGAGTTCATGTTTTGTGAATCTCTACTCTTTGCTTGTTGTACAACTACTACTGCTAAAAATTCATCGAACGTACCATCAAAAGTTCCGTTTTCTATTGCTGAATCAAACATGGACATGATGTCAGATAAAGTTCTTGGATCC